GATTGTTGGAATAATATTACGATTATTTGTGAGGATTCGAAAGAACTAGATAAACTTTTTATAAATGAATTAACTCGTGAAGAAGGCCGTGATTATGGTAATGAGTTTTATTATTATAAAAATATAAGTATACAAAAGAAATGTTTCAAGGGTATTATATTTCAACAACTAACAGCTTGGAAACCCCAGTATGAATGGTTAGAAAGTTTATTAACTAAATATCCAAATTGCTGGGTAAAAAATGAATGGAATGAAGAAGGCGGGATTGCTGGGGTGTGGGTTGGAAGTGTTAAAAATGGTATTCAATCTATCTCTTGGGAAGATTTATCTATAGAAGCAAAATATTATATATTTGATAAAAACGATAAAGAATAAATTTAATTTAATTATGTAAAAAGAAAAAATGACCTTTGTAGGACATTTTTCTTTTTCTGTTTTTTCTTTTTCTGTTTTTTCTGTTTTTGTTTTTTCTGTTTTTTTCTGTTTTATGTAACTATCCACTACCGACCTAACCATCCAAACTAAATTTACAAAAACGATATGATATGCTTGGCACAATCTTGAGGTATATAAGACGAAAACTGATTTCTGCTAGAAAGCAAGAAGAATGCATCTTGGTGAATTTTGTGGGGAACTCGCTGAAAATAACTTAAATGGCGTTTTAAGTCGCCGATGATGTCTCGTAAATCATGTCTCCATGAAGTGACTTCATCATGTAAGTTTTCCTCCATTACCTCTACGGAAATTGTTTCATCACGAATCCAAACCTCTGTAGTAAATGTTAATTCTTCACCAAATAATCCTACAGGATCTTGTTCCGTAATTTCTTCCAAATATCCAGGACCTTTAATAGAGTAATTAAATAAAATTGATTGGTCGTAGAGATGTCTTGTGATGTTCGTGCATCCACACATTGTTTTATAGCACAAATATTCACTATTATACGAATGTCCAGGGCAATCACCATGACGTATTTCTTCGCTATTTAAAGGGTTCAATTTGTTTTCAAAAACATCAATAAATGTTTTTAATTTTTCAATAGTAGTATCACGAAGTGCTAAAGTTGAGCCACCATCTTGCACAAGATTATTAATAATACCTCTGTATAAATTGAGATATTCAATAAAAGCAAGTATCTTTGTGCAATGTGTCCCATGACCTTTATTCACGATGTCTCTGAAAATTTTAGGTTGTTTTGTATCTGAAGAACAAGGTTTTCCATCAAATATTTTTAAGAGTGCTACTGTGTCTTTGGAAAACTCTGTTGTGCCAAGATAATTGATAATCTTTCCAGAGCGAAGTTTCATGCCGTCATTGTGTTTGCAGTAGAATTGGTTTAACCTTGTCATGTTTAAAGTTAGTATAATACATAAGAAAATAAAAAAGTATTTCAATTTTTTTATTTTTCATAATATTTTTTACTAACATTAAATTTATATTTATTTTTTTATTTATTTTTAATTTTTTTATTTATTTATTTATTTTTTATTTATTTATTTTTTAATTTTTTTATTTATTTATTTTTTTATTTATTTTTTTTTTAATTTTATTTATAGGTTGAAACTGTCTTCGTTTATAAACTTTTGTAAGTTTTCTTGCCATTCTGTTTCAGGTTTTGATGGCAAATATTCATTCAATGCTGCCATAAATTCATTCCATCTAATGTACATAACATCTGGTGCGGTATAAAAGCAACTATTTAATATCCAATTTAATTTTTCAATTAAATCGGTTTCAGTGGACGGAATAATTTTTAACGAATTACTAATAACATTCATAAGATTTCTGCTAGGTCTAGAAGTCATTTTTTCTTCTGTTGTTATTACTTGCAATATTTATTTAAATTAGTTTAAAATATTATATACCTTTTCTCATTTAAAACACCCATTTTAAATGAGATTTATAAATAAGCCTTCTTAATTTTCCGTGTTTTATTATTTGGTATATATTTTTAGTGTAATATTTTTATCGTTTATAATTCGCTTAATTTGCGATTTATTCAAATCTACATCAGGGGTTTTATTTTTTAACAAATACAATAAATTTTTAATTGTAATAATTTTATTTTTATTTAATTATTGCGATAAAAAATCAACATATTTTTTAGCTTATTTGATAGTGGTTTCCTATAATATATATCAACATTACCATCATTTTCATATCTATCAATTCATCTCATTAAACTTATACGAGAACATTTAAATATTTTACATACTTATTCTTGTGATTTTTCTTCAACTAAATAATATTGCACAGAAGTTAATTTATAATCATAGACTTTACGAGACATTATAATATTATAATTAAATAAATAAATAGGCATTTTTTTCCAAGGCATTTTTTTCCAAGGCATTTTTATTTTATATAAAAAATGGTATAAAGAATTGCCTTATAGTATATATATAAATGATACAAATGACATATCTACAAGATAAAATAAATACGTTTTTTAAAAAAAGAAATGAAATATTTAAAAAACCACTTGAAAAAATTATAAATATTATGTTAAATAAGTGTAAATATATTAATGGAGAAAGTTTAGAAAGACATAATTGGGGAAATAATCCGATAAAATTAAAACATATTCCAAAAAACATTAATTTACCTTCATTTGAAGAAGATTTATTAAATTCACTAAATTTAGAAGATAATGAAAAATCAATAGTAGAATTATTATGGGGAGACATACAGCTTGGAAAAAGAGTTCAAGCATGTATAATTATGTGGATTTCGGTTCATATACTAAAAAGACCTGTTTTATATATTTTTAGAAATTTAACAATAGATCAAAAACAATTACAAGATGATATAGTTGGAACAGAAAATTACAATTTTAATATTCAATTTATAAAAACATTATTTCAAGAATTTAATAATGAACTCCAAGAATATTTTGAGGAAACAAATATTGAATATTGGAAAGATTATAAACTTCCAGAACTAAAAGATATAAATAGTAATGATATTATTAGTAAATTAAGTAATAAAGAAGCAATCAATTCAAATGACATATTTTGTTGTTTAATGAACCATAGTCAGTTAGCAAAACTAAATGCAAAATTTAGTGAGTATATTTATTACAATGATGAACTTGTAAATATAACCACATTAGTTGATGAAAGTGATTTAATGAGTCCTACATCTTCAAACGATAGAACTAATGATAATGATAAAAAAGATTCCACTGCTTGTGAAATATTGCTTGCCAAAATATATAAAAAAGTAAAATATGCACTACATATTACAGGCACGGCGCATTCATTGTTATATAATATAACAACCAGATTAAGCGACCATACTGATATACAAATTAAGATATCAAAAGTTCATAAAATGAAGAGATCTGACGATTATTTTGGATTATTTAACAATTCCATAAATTTTAATACTAAACTTGTTAAATCGTGGTGGGATTATCAAGATATAGAAAATCACAAAAAAAAAAAATCTTATGATATTGTTGAAGATTATAATATAAATATAAAAAAAATAATAGAAGAAATACTAAAAAAACCTACAAGTAAATATAATTCGTTATTGATAAGTGAAGAAAAAATAAGAGCAAATCAATTTTGTTTAGTAGATAAAATAATTAAAGATTATCCCAATCTATTTATCATAATATATCATGGAAATTGTTTAAGATTATATATTTCAAAAAATTATGAAAAGGAAATTAATTTTTGGTCTAAATGGGACTCAAAACAATCATCAACAAACCAAAGATTATGGCAATCTGGGGGAATATATGAGTCATCTATTGATACTGAAAAATCTGAAAAACTACCTAATAATTATTGCTATTTCAGTATTAACACAAAAATATTAAATATAAAATTTGTTTATAAATTATTAAGAATTTTATTTGAAAAAAGTGATACCCCAATTTTATGTAAAACAATTATAACAATAACAGGTAAATATGGAGAAAGGGGATATTCTTTTACGAGCGACGATTATGACAATTATTCATTACATTTAACAGACCAGTATTTTGTGTCTCACGCATCATTAAACTGCACTGACATTTCACAACGATTACGATTACAAGGAAAATATAGTGATTTAGACTTAAAAAATGGAAGTATGAAACTTACTTTATGGACTACTCCTGAATTACAAGATATAATACAGAATTTTTATGTTAAATTTATAAAAGAAATAGAAAAATTTGTTATGGGTTGTGAGACTTGGGAAGATATTAAAGATTTATTAGAGAGTATAATAGATAATGGTGATTTTAAGTTTGGTAAATATATGAAATATATTGATGTGTCAAAGAAAAGAAAAAATTTAAAGCCAATTAAACATTATGACAGAAAAATAGGTGGTTATAAATTAATTGTTATTGACGATATGAATGATACAGAAATAAGTGAATGGTGTAAAGAAACAAAATTACCTGATTATATTTGTATTAATGAAATAAAAGAAATGAATCAAGATGACTTTATTGATAAGTATAAAATAAAACAATATTATTCAACAAAATACGAAGAAAAACAAGGAACTAATGATGAAGACAAAGACAATTATTATAATTTAAAATTAAATAGAAATCACATTGATGAACCATTTGGTAGAAAAATAAATAATTATATAAAAGAAAAAAAAATTTCATCGTATATATCTGCTGTTAATGTAAGAACACAAGAAGTATGTAAAAAACCTATTAGAATATTAGATTTTATAAATAATAAAACACATACATTTTATTTTGATAAAGATAATTATACTTTACAAAAATCAAATACGAATATAAAAAAAACTCCATATTCTGTTGTTGGTGATAAAGTAAAATATTCTATTCTTAAAGAAGAACATAAACAACAAAATGATCACGGATATATAAATGAAGATGGAGATGATTTTATAGAAGACGATAATCAATTACCAGAAAAATATTATTGGAAAACACCCGATGGTTGGTTATATTTGTATGATAAAGACAAACCAGAAATTATTTCATTAAATATAGTAGAACCTCTGCCAATTAAAAATGTTATACAAACAAATATTTCAACGGAACAATTCATTAATAGTGACATATTACTATTCTCAAATTCGTGTTGTAAAAAAGCTGATAAACCAAACTTAAGAGTTGGATTAAAAGAAATATTCGAAATATATGAAACATGGTGCAAAATAAATGAAAAAAAATGTTTAAAAACTCAAAAAAAATTTAAAGAAGAGTTTGAAAAAACAACTTATAAAGAAGAAAAAAGCAAAGGTGTTGATGTAAATAATAAAACAGGCAAACGAGGTTATAATATTAGGGTTTCATTATAATTTGACTTAAAAGTATTTTTGCAAATATTAATAATATGAAAGATTATATTATTAATTCTTTTATTTTACAGGATAATAATACACTAATAGATATATATAAATATATAAAGTTTCGTTATGATAATTCAGTCGAAATAAATGATATAAAAACAGAATTAACTAAATTAATTAAAAATAATCTTATTTTTTTTCATAACAATAATTATAAATTATCAAAAGAAGGTAATGTAATATTAAACGACCATAAGTATTATTATTCAAAAATTATTATTAATTTTTATAAAAAATATAATAATAATTACATAAAATATGAATTAAGAGAGATTAGACAAGAACAAAAACAATTAAGAAATTATTTAATTTCTAATAAAAAACAAATGTGCATAATTTGTGAAAAAAAATTGCCATTATGTTTATTAGAAACAGCACATCTAAAACCAAGATGTATATTAAATAATAATGAAAAAAATGATAAAAATATTGTAGAATTTATGTGTAGATATTGTCATAATTTATACGACAATGGATTTTTAGCTGTTTATAAAGGATTATTACAAGTTTCAACATTTATAAATCAATATGATTTACATTATAACAATAACAAACAAATACATAATTACAATTTACAAAATGAAATATATTTTATTTTTCATTATAATTATATCTATAAAATGGGCGTTTGAAATGTTAAAAGGTGTAAAACAAAAATAACAAAATGCTTTTATTTAAGATAAAAATGATGCATTAAAAAACTCACCAATCCTAATAAAACATCACCTAATAAAATTTTCCATGCTTCTTTTTTATTACCAAATAAAATAGTCCAAGAAAACCAATAATAAAGCAATGAATGAAGAGGTCTCAAATCATTCCACCATATTTTCTCTCCTCCAGTCTCTAAACCAGTCTTTCTTAATTTAAAAATATATATGACAATAAATCCTGTTGCCATTATAAAAGCGATATAACCCAATAATATTTGTATCCAATTAGAACCATATTTTGCTAAAACGACAAAAATCAAACGCATAGGAATACATCCAAATAAAAATAAAAAATATCTTTTTTGTAGTGGTGTCAAATTCATATAATAAT